CACACGTTCCACACTCAAGATAGTAGCATTACCAGAAGCGGGTGGTGAAAATATTACTATTGAGCACCAACCACGATCTTGCATGGCATTGTTTGTTCCAGGTGATCCACTTATACTGGCACCATTGTAAGTTGGAACAAATTGGGTTATATACTCAGACATAGGTCTGAATGGTATAACCAAAGGTTGTTCCGCCAGTTGAGTCAGTGAATATTTTTCGCTTAAAGGATATTGAGCGCATTGGGCTTCAGTCGTAGGTAATGAAGCCAAGTACGTGCCTGAATTAACAGCGTCCATAGGAGCATGAACGATCCATATGTGTCCATTTGATGTTGTCAAGGATGTGTCGGTGGTGATTCTCAATCCACCACCTACAGGTCGGTACATTGCGGCAATGACATCAAAATTGGCATTGGATGGACCAGCTCCAGGTGATGCTCCAGTCCAGGTAACACTACCACTAGCCACCGTAGGGGCATTAGCAGTAAAAAATTCTTCAAACACACTATAAACAACTGCATTGCAGTTAGTTAAAGTAGCAGTATAAGCTGCTGCAGCATGTGATTTGAACACACCCGTAGGAAAACTATAGGTGTCGGGGAATTTGGCTCCATCAGCTTGATTAGCAAATGGTGATACCCGGGCGAACATGTATGGGCTGAAGTTGTATCTCTGTTTATTTTTGGTATTTTTTTTCTTCTTTGGTTGTTGAACAACCAGTCGTGGTGGGGCAACAATAATTTGTTGACCCCGTCGTTTGCTTTTCTTTTGTTTAGCGTTGTTTGTCTTTGGCATACTTGAATATGATGCTGGAAAGAAATTTTCATACTTATCCCGTAAATATTCATTACGCGTCGCCAAAAGGTTATTTACCAAATGGAGAATTATCCCTGTTTTCAAAGGTAAACATGTCATTATCACGTGCAACAACGTGTGACTTGGGAAAGTTTGGCACATCATATCCTCGAATAATCCTAAAATAAAGGAAGCTGGAATAGCCCACCTACCAAAGGCGCGCTTACCATGTTCTTCCATGATGGGAGCGACACCGCAGGTCATCAGTGTCCGTAAGGTGCGTAAGAAGTAGAAATCTATACGTCTCGCGGCAACAAATTTCAATACTCTTAGCAAATGGACCTTCCAATTCAAGGGTACAATTGTGAATAATCCATCATGGTCCACACCATGAGGTTTTGCGACTCCATTGTCAACTTCACACATCCTACTAAATGTGAGATCGGTTGACAAATCAAGCAAGTCACCAGTATCAACAGCGTCACATAACATTTGTGTGCACTGTCTGATGTCTGTCTCAGTGATATTATATCGAGCGCAAACAAACTCGATTGTCTCCTGAGTCATTTCATGCTTGGTTGCGGCATATATGTGGTATTCATCTCTATATGCTTTCTCCGGTCGCAGCAGTTCAATTAACTTTTCAAAGTATGGGCTTAAGATGGGGATGAATGAAACACTCTCTCTCAATCCTAAT